TATCTAGTCCACCAGATGTAGTAATCGAGGCAACGTCAAATGTTAAGTTGGCTGCACCACCACCGCCTAATGCACTATCTTGAATAGTAAATGTATCGTTAACAGCGTAGTTTTTACCAGACGTACCTAATACTGTAACAGTAGCTGCACCAGTTCCAGATGCTACCACTACTCGTATTCTAGCTCCAGAACCAGAGCCTGCGTTACTTATTCCAGTTGTAGTTCCGTCTACGAAATCATAAGTGCCTGCTGTTCTACTTGAGTCTGCCCCGCTAACTGTATCTACAGTAGCTAGTATTCCTGAGAAAGCAGATAAGTCTTTTGATACAGATGCAAACTCTAAACCACTTGGAACCTTAACTTTATCGCCAATACTAAACGCTGTGTCTGCTGCCCAAGATGTTGTGTAATCGCCAATAGAATCTTGAAAGTCAGATATTACGGTTCCAACCACTTGCGTAGCTGAAGTGTAACTTGTAATTCTAACCAATGAGTTTACAGTAGTAGATGTAGGAATTAAAGATACCTGGCAATGGCCGATGTTATCGGTTCCTTTTTCATATTGCACTCGAAGAAATGTGTTATTTCCTTCTATTGATGGTGATGATACAGCAAAGTTTTTTGCTTCATTTGTCGCATCAATGTTCGTAGTATCGCAAACCGTTATGTAGGTAGAATAACTAACACCGCCATCAAGACTTCTTTCAATAGTAACCCTACCAGTCCAAGTGCCACCAGTTTCAAAATCCCAACTTGTATTAGACACGTTAATTGGATCGCTTATTCCAGATGCTGTAAATTCTTTTTCTAAAGATATGTTTCCGCTAAGTCTGGCCGCTTCAAAAGAAAAGTAACCACCAACCATATTAGAGTTAAATAAATCTTGAGATGATGTTAATACTGTTTCTCCATCTTTAGATGATGTAGTAATTTTTATTGTTTGATCTGTGTTCTCATTAAGTAGCGGTGGGAAAGTCCACTCTACTTCACTCATAGACCAACTAGTGTCGCTTAATCTCTTTATCTCTTGTGGCTCGTGATCTTTGTGGGCTAGAAACAATATGTCTGCTGATTGTGTAAACTGTATATCATTCAGGTCGGCTGTAGTATATGGTGATGTCAAAAGTATGTCTGCTCCACCGCTTTGATGTGGAGAGTCATTCTTCCATACCCGAACATACAGGTTGCCAAACTCTAGCAGGTAGTTTTCGCTTACACTAAATGTAAATGGTATCAGCCTAACTTTACCACTATGAGAGCTACCTAGGTATTTTGTGCCAGGCCGTTTAGTTGCACCACCGTATGGCAGGGGTACAAAGTTCTCCATCTTCAAACAGCTCTTGTTGTAGATTCCGTCTACGTCTTCACGAGCATACAGGTATGGAGAAACCTCACCACCATTAAAGTTGTTTATGGGTAGCTTGGCCATTATTCAAATGTACCATAAGAAGTTTGTGAGAAAGGCGGTGACGAATTAGAAGTCATATTGTTGGATGTATAAGTTGCTTCCAACCACTCACTATCGAGAACTGGACTTGGATTCTTTTCAAATCCGTTAACACGCTTGGCCTCTGGGATATGTACATTTAGAAACTCATCCATAAGTCTTTCTTCTAAGTCTCTGTCACCATTAATCCCGGTGGCTAACTTGGCCGCAAGTAATGTAATAAACGCCTCTCTAAACAGGCTGTCATGTTCACCCCTTGTTTTTTTACCAAGAGTATCGTATTTGTGTAATGAAATTAATCTGTTAAAACGGATGTAAATATCTGGCTCATTACACATAATGCCATCTTCATCCATCGTCCAATAAACATTAGGTGTTACTCGCTCGTTTACTTCTTGAGTATTTGTAACATAAATTACTCTTACGCAGTTATCAGGAGTTTGAAATCTATGTTTCCATGTTGGTTGAGGCCTAAATTCTTTTACTTCCATTTCGGTTACACTAGAAGCATATGCAGATACAGTTGTCCAACCAGATAATGGAGGAACAGTTTCTGTTGTTACGTTTTCAATAATTGCAGTTTTAACACCACCAGAGTTTTTAGTATAAATAATCCAACGATCTGTAACGTATTCTATAGTCTGCGTTGTAGACCAAACATTGTCATCTGGATCAGCAGCATCTGAACCTTCATCTTGTACGGCATAATCAGCACGAGCAATGCCTACAAATGGTTTACAGTCATATCTTTTTTCATCTAAATTAGGAATACCTGGGTCTTTAAATGTAACTGAAAATTGTCTAATAGGTAATCTGTTATGTGAAACAGTTACACTCCAGTCGTGCATTCTGGATATATATTGAATGCAATAATCGTAGTGTAATCTACATAAGTCTGCAACTAGGCCTGTGTCTGTGTCAAAGTTTGTAAGAAACGATCTGTTGTTGCCGAGCTTACTTAATGCCATATTGCACAGCTGCTCTTTTGTTAAACTCACTAATCTATCAGGCATAGTTGCTCCAAATTAAAAAAAGGGTAAGGGGGGACTAGCCCCCCATGGTATTACTGATCTGTAGAGATCAAGATGTAGCCTTCGATAGAGTCAGAACTCATCGCACCTGCATTGAAGGTAAGGATAAGTTTCTCCCCACCGACAGCATAGGCAACACCGTCAGTCTTATCACCAGTAGCTCCTTCTGGGAACAAGATAGTACCCGCAGAAGTTAAGTCCTCGTTAGCGAGGAGAGCGTCTGGCTCCGCTACTGTACCAAGGTCAACCTGGTTAGCAGAAGCGATAGCTGTGTGTAACAATGATACAGCAAGTACCTTTGCGTTGTCTGGTAAAGTACCAGTCAATGTAACAGTATCACCAGTCATGTCAGCATGATCTGTAGTGAATTTTACAGGGATGTACTTGATGTTACCGAGGTAATCAGAAGCATCCTGTAAGTTGTTAGCGGTATTGATTGCTGTAACGATATCTGAATTGAAGTTAGCCATTATATATCTCCTCTTCTTAAGATTCTAAACAAGGAACAACGACAACTTTTTCTTCTTCCATGCGGACAGCACCGAACTCTGCCTTCATGTAAGCGTAGTAGTTGAATGATTTATCAGCCCGTTCACTAATCTTAGTAGTCATGTCGGGGTTGATTTCCAACAACGCAGCATCTGGCATAAATGCATAAGCAGCACGAGTGTTAGAACTATCCGTGTTGCTCCATGTGCCAGTTGTTGTATTGATGTCACCGTCATCTGCATTGATGTCTGTTGAGTCGTAAGCAGTAGTTTTATCCGCATCCATATAAGGAAGGATATTGCTAATGCAGAACTTCGCACCCATGTAGTCATAAACAGTTCCTACAGACTGATCAACAGGACGTTGAGAGGTGTAGTCAAAGTTAATGAAGTTATCATCATCCATCATGTCTTTCCATTGTTTCCAAGAAATCTTGAAAATAGGAGCTTGTGTGTCGATGTCTACGTTGTTGCTACCGAATGCTTCTAGAGCAGCTAAGAACTTCTTATAAGTGAAGCCTTCCGCAGTTCCTGAAGTAGTTACGTCAACTTCGATGAAGTTAGATGTACCAAGTTCAGTATCTGTTTCACCTTCAACGCCACCTTTAGCCGTACCCAAAAGAGCTTGGTCAAGGATGATGTCTTCCTGGCGAAGGAACTTATTCTTCATGATAGCTAACTTAGCAGCACGAGGATCAACTCCCATCTTACTTACGTCAGCCCAATCCATGAACTGGCCGTCTTGGTAAGATACACGAGATGTCCGTCTACGGCTGTAGTCGATGTCTGATACGGGTGAGTCCCCGAAACGATTGACAACCTTTGAAGGTAGGCCGCCACCTGCTGTGCGTTGGTAAACACCTTCTTTACGGAACAGATCGCCAGTAGCAAGCTGTACGTAAGGACGAAGTTTACCGCCTTTGACTTCAACCGTCTCACGAATAGCACGGTCAAAACCAATCACGTATGTATTGAGCAAATTTCCTGCTCCCATAATAATTCTCCGTTAAGTAATTAATAATCAGTTTTAGTCGGCTCTGAGTGTCCACACCATGTGGGTCTAGCCTAATATTAGGTTCTCACCTTAGATCATCGTACAGGCTCTTGCGAGGTATCCGTTTCAAATCTGACAGCCTTATATAAAACTATTACAATCTTGTCAAGATAATATTAATAATTATTAAACTGAATCTCTGCTTGTTTTTCTAGCAACTGCGCTCGCTCACGTAGAAGACTCTGATAAGTTGCATCAGAAGTGTTTGGGTGTGCGTATAGTTTGCTATCAAGTTCAGCAAGTTGATCGCTAATAGTATGAATATTATCCATAGTTCGAGCTTCAATAACTTCATCGTTATCAAGCAACGGTACTACATTCTCAAACCAGGCCTTTACGAACTCTGGGTTGTTGGCAATAGTAGGGTCATCTTTGAACTCGCCTAGACCTAGAAAGTCTAATGAGTTTGCTACCTTGGCTA